TATTGTCTCTATTTTGATACTGAAGCTGCCATTACAAAGTCACTCGTGGAATCACGCGGCATCGACACATCACGTCTTGTCGTGGTTAATGTTGTCACAATAGAAGAGTTTCGTGGTAAGGCACTCAAAGCAGTAGATCTATACTTAAAAAAACCTGAGGGAGAACGCAAACCTTGCATGTTTGTGTTAGACTCCCTTGGTATGCTTTCAACTGAAAAAGAAATTACTGACGCACTGAACGATAAACAAGTTCGTGACATGACCAAATCTCAACTGGTCAAAGGTGCTTTTAGAATGCTCACTTTGAAGTTGGGACAAGCAAACATTCCAATGATAGTTACTAATCATACATACGATGTTATCGGTGCTTACGTTCCTACTAAGGAGATGGGTGGTGGTAGTGGTCTTAAGTATGCCGCTTCTAGTATCATATATCTCAGTAAAAAGAAAGAAAAGGATGGAACAGAAGTCGTTGGAAATATTATCAAGGCAAAGACTGCTAAGTCGCGTTTAAGTAAGGAGAATAAAGATGTTGAAGTCCGTCTGTATTATGATGAGCGCGGCCTTGACCGTTACTATGGTCTTCTGGAACTTGGTGAGATTGGTGGACTCTGGAAGAATGTAGCAGGACGATATGAAATTGATGGCAAGAAACTGTACGCAAAACAGATTCTTGCAGAACCAGAAAAATACTTCACATCTGAAGTAATGCAGGCCCTTGATGAAATCGCAGATAGAGAATTCTCTTATGGATCGAATTGAATCGACTATTCTATCAAACTTAGTCTACAATGAAAAATACTGCAGAAAGGTTCTTCCATTTATCAAACCAGAGTATTTCAATGAAAAAACAGATCGGGTAATCTTTGATGAGATTTGTAAGTTTGTTGTCAAATATGGAAACATGGCAACAAAGGAGATTTTAAACATTGAACTTGAGAATAGAAGAGATCTCTCAGATTCTGATTTGAAGACTTCTTGTGATGTTGTAACTTCTCTTGAAGATAAGGAATCCAACTATGATTGGTTGGTGACTACAACTGAAAAGTGGTGTCGTGATCGTGCAATCTATCTTGCACTCATGGAATCAGTTCAACTTGTAGATGATGAGAATAATAAGAAGAGTAGGGATTCTATTCCTGAGATTCTGAGTAATGCTCTTGCAGTTTCTTTTGACCATAATATTGGTCATGACTACATAGAAGATTATTTGGATCGATATGACTCATATCATCGAACCGAAGAAAAAATTTCTTTTGATCTGGAGTTCTTCAACAAGATTACAAAGGGTGGTCTTCCCAACAAAACTCTCAATATTGCTCTTGCAGGCACTGGTGTGGGTAAGTCACTTTTTATGTGTCATGTTGCTAGTTCTGTTCTATTGCAAGGTAAGAACGTTTTGTATGTTACACTGGAGATGTCTGAAGAGAAGATTGCGGAACGTATTGACGCAAATCTTTTGAACGTAAATGTTCAGGATCTCTCTAACATTTCTATGGAAAACTATGAAACCAGGATTCAGAAACTTTCCAAGAAAACACAAGGCAAATTGATCATCAAAGAATATCCAACTGCTTCTGCACATGCAGGTCACTTTAAAGCTTTGCTAAGTGAACTGTCGTTGAAGAAGTCATTCAAACCAGATATTATCTTTGTTGATTATCTGAACATCTGCTCTTCTTCTAGATACAAAGGAACAGTAGTTAACTCTTATACTTATGTTAAGGCAATTGCTGAGGAACTTAGAGGATTGGCTGTTGAACACAACGTCCCCATCGTTAGTGCTACTCAAACTACTCGTTCTGGGTATGGCAATTCTGATGTTGACCTTACTGACACTTCTGAATCCTTTGGTCTTCCTGCTACTGCCGATCTTATGTTTGCTCTTATTAGTTCCGAAGAACTAGAAAATCTGGGACAAATTATGGTCAAACAACTTAAGAATAGGTATAATGATCCGACAATGAATAAGAGATTTGTTGTTGGTATTGATCGAGCAAAGATGAAATTGTTTGATGTCGATCAGTCTGCCCAACGTGACATTGTTGACAGTGGGCAAGAAGAAGAGTATAATTACTCTGATAAACCTAAAAAGTCGTTTGAAGGATTTAAATTTTAATGGATATTACTACGCATGTTGATTTTTCTCGATATACTGAATTTGTTGATGCTGTAACTAGTTCTGCATCTAAAGACTCCAATGTATTTGTATCAAGAATCCAAGAACTTAATGAACAAGGTTGTGATGTTCACCGACTCCTGACTGCTGCTGTTGGTATCAGTGCAGAGGGTGGTGAGTTTATGGAGATTGTGAAGAAGATGGTGTTTCAAGGTAAACCCTGGAACCAAGACAACATTGAACATCTTCAAATCGAACTAGGTGACATTCTTTGGTATGTTGCACAAGCATGTATTGCATTAGATGTCAAGTTTGATGATGTTGTTCTGCGTAATGTGAACAAACTGATGAAGAGGTATCCTGAAGGTGCCTTTGATGTTTATTTTTCTGAAAACCGTGCTTCTGATGATCGATGAGTAAAAAAGATACTATTAAAATTGAACTGAATACAAAGACTGCAATTGAAGTTCTTCTAGTTTTAGAAACTGCTACTAATGGATATAGTAAAGAGTTTCCTCCCGAGAGGATTGTAAGACTTCGAGAACTTATGTCTGACATTGATTCTAAGTTAGAAAAAACTTTACTTGGTGAGTAACATTAACCCCTCCTAAATATTGGGAGGGGTTTTTATTTTTATGGCTAGTTTATCACCTTCGGAATTAACAAAAAGAAATAATTTTAGTCTTTTCCTTGCAAGAATTCGTGCAGGTCAAGAGTTTACTTTATCAAATGCCGGTGGTAAGAAAATTAGACTCAATAAAAGTATATTGACAAAATTAAAAAAGATAACTGATTTTGACAAGTTTAAGGTAGGTCAAAGTATAATATTGCCAACTGCAAATAGTGGAACTGTAAAACTAACTGAAATTTATAAAGACTCTATCTTCAGTGGAAGAACCCAAAGCACTACTGCAGCTGAAGATGCAGAGGTAAAAGATTTAAATGAACAACTGGAAAAAATAAAACAAAAAGAAGGTGTTGATTTTGTTAAAGTGAAAGTTGGAAAAAATGTATACAACGTTACTTCAGTTGTCAGTACTCCAGGAACTCCAAAATCAGATTTTAGTTTTCTTGATGTCAATGGAAATAGGGTAGGTCATATATCACACAAAGATGGAACTAATCCAAGAGGATTTCAACAGTGGGCAGGTACTTCTCAAAGAGTAGAACCTTTAATTTATGGTCATCCAGAAACACAAGATTTTATTAATACGTTGAAAAATATGTTTCCTGATGGAATGCCACCAGCCACTACAGTTGGGAGAAAAATAAAAGATAATACATTAAAAAATCTTGCTGTATATGGGTCTGGATTTGGTGGTTCACCTGGAATCAATAATGTAGATTTAACAGTTCAGGGCAAAATGACACTGAAAAAGCGTGGTCCACTTTACGAAGTGTCTGGATCCTCGCACGAAAACGTAAATGGTAGTAAAATAGATGGTGGATACGAACCCATCTTCCTTGCGGTCTACAAAGGTGATAGAAGTGACCATGGAATAAAAAGTGCAAGGATAACAATCAATCCAATTGGTGGAAGAACAGTAAAGCAATTTGTATGAAAAACACTCACCTCGAACATCTGGAAGACGACATCCTGAATAACGGAACTCAGGGTGGAAAAGATGCAATCGCTTTTCTGAAATCTCTCGGTAAGATGTTGTCTTCTGGTGACTCTGGAATGAGAATCACCACAAAGTGGGATGGTGCCCCTGCAGTTATTTGTGGAACTGATCCTGAGAACGGTAAGTTTTTTGTTGGAACTAAATCTGTCTTTAATAAGACAACTCCCAAAATTTGTTATTCCGAATCTGACGTTGATGCACTATATCCTTCTGGTGGATTGAATGAAAAACTGAAGACTGCATATCGATATCTTTCTCAACTTGGTATTCGTGGAGTTGTTCAGGGAGATCTTCTTTTCACTGATGATAAACATGTTGGTGTAATTGGTGGTCAACAGGTATACCACTTTACTCCTAATACAATTACCTATGCTGTTCCTAAAAACTCAGAAATTGGGAAAAGGGTAGAAAATGCTAAGATGGGTATTGTTTTTCATACTACCTATCGTGGTTCTTCTTTAGGATCTATGTCAGCTTCTTTTGGAGCAAAAGTGAACGGTAGTAATAATGTTTTTGTTGCATCTGCAGATTTCTCAAATGCTAGTGGTGCAGCTAACTTTACTACAGTAGAAAGGAATCAATATAATTCTCTTGTCAATCGTGCAGAAGGTTCTCTGAAACAAGCTTCTGTATTTTTAAATATTCTAAATACAAAAGATAAATTTTCTTATCATGCTCTGTTTAAACAATTCTTTAATTCTTATATTCGATCTGGAGCTAAATTTGGAACCGTGAATGACACAGTTTCTGCTTTTGCTGCATATTTTTCTCAATTGATTGATAAAGAAATTGCATCAAAAAAGACAAAAACTGCACAAGATAAATATAAGAAGATTAAAGATGATGGATTGAAGTTTATTAAAGTAAATAAAAACTCAATTTATTTTACTGTTGCTTCGTACTTTAATTTGATCAAGGCAAAAGACTTTGTTATTAAAAAACTATCCTCTGTAAATACTTTTGGAACTTTCCTAAAAACAGAAGATGGTTATCGTGTAACTGCTCCTGAAGGATTTGTTGCAATCAAATCTGGAAGAGCTTTAAAACTTGTTGATCGTTTAGAGTTTAGTAGAGCTAATTTTACCGCTTCAAAGAATTGGGATAAAGGATGAAAAGTTTTTTAAGATTTCTGTCAGAAGCTGAGACTGCTGCATCTACAAAAGCCAAACAAATGGGCTTGCAGGGTAACGGTCATGGCGATTGGTATGACAAAAAGGGTAGGTTGGTAGCCAAGACAGTTAAGGGTCAGTTAAAAATATTTGGTCAAGGTGCAGGACCGCAACAACAAGCAACGCCTCAAATTGATCCGCAGGGTCAATTAAATCAGTATGCTCAACAGTCTGCAGCTGCAGAACAGGAAAGACAAGCTGCAGAACAAGAACAATCTCAAGACTTGGGGACCCTTACAATTGCTTTTGGTAGATTTAATCCACCAACTGCTGGTCATGAAAAACTTCTTAAGAAGGTTGCAAATGTTGCCAAAGATGGTGATTATGTAATTTACCCATCAAGGTCTCATGATCCTAAAAAGAATCCATTGGACCCTGATACTAAGATTGGATTCATGAAACAAATGTTTCCAGATCACGCAGAACATATTCAGAATGATGCAAATGCAAAATCAATATTTGATGTTTTGAAATCTGCTCACGAACAAGGATACTCTGGTGTAAACATTGTAGTTGGATCTGATCGTCTTCCTGAGTTTGAAAAACTTGCAAACAACTACAATGGAAAACTTTACGACTTCCAAAACATTCAAGTTGTTTCTGCTGGGGAAAGAGATCCTGATGCAGATGATGTAAGTGGTATGTCTGCATCCAAATTGAGAGCCGCAGCATTAGAGAATGACTTCGATTCCTTTATGAAAGGAATGCCTAAGGCGATGGATGAGAAAAAATCAAAACAACTTTTCTCTCAAATCCAACAATCAATGAAAGAAAAGGCTAAGAAAAAGACTAAGAAAGAATCGTTTGAACTTTGGGAAGTTGCTCCCAAACTCGATCAACAGAATCTCAGAGAAAACTTTATCAACAAAAATATTTTTGGTGTAGGTAAGTTGGTAGAAAATCTAAACACAGGTTTAGTTGGAAGAATCATAAGATCTGGGGCTAACCACCTTATTTGTCTAACTAAAGAGGGAATAATGTTCAAATCTTGGATCACTGATGTCAATGAAATTGACTAATGTTATAAATAAAAATAAATTAAAGTCATAGTAAAAATGTCTAATCCCTGGAATAAACCTTTTGAAGACCTTAGATCTTCTTTAACTGAAGAAGAAAAAAAGCCACAAGAGAACATTGTAAAAAAAGTTAGACAAGCTGTATACGATATTCGTTATCGTGCTAGAAGAGAAGACATTCCTCTTGCAAAAGCATTTAGTCAGTACATGGCTAATAGTGGTCTTGGTCCACAGATCAAGTCTCTTGTTAGAGCAAAACTAGGGGAAGAACTAGAACTAGATTTGGATTTTATTGAAGAAGAAAAGAAAAAGGGAGATAAGTATAAAGTTAGAGTCAAAGATGCAGCATCTGACAAATCTTATGTTCGTTATGCTTCTAGAGAGAAGATCGAACAATTAAGAAAAAATCCACAAATTAGTTCTGTTGAAATGACAGATCACGGCGAACCATACGAAGGTAAGTATAAAAAGTCTGGCAAAAACACTGTAGGTGATGCTGATGGCGATGGAACTAAGGAGGATGATTCGCATGAATATGCAGGTGTAAAAGATAGGGCAATTAAAAAAGCAATTGCAACTCGTAAAGAATCATATTCGAACTGGAGACAAGATTTCGAAAATTTTTTTTTTGAATCAACAATAGAGGAAAAAGTACTACCGTCTTCTCCTTATGTTGATGTGATGCCAGAGAAAAAAAATGACTCTGCTTTTGGATCAACTCTTCCTGGAGAGAAAGGAAATAATAGATTAAGACCAAAAAGTGCTTATCAAGTGAAGACCGAAGAAGTTCAATCAATCATTGAAGAACTTGGTGGAGAATTATTAAATCTTGATGAAGTAGCTCCTCTTGCAATTGGTGCTGGTGCTCTTGCTTTAAGGGCAGCACCACATGTTATTAGAGCTGTACGAGCCGCTAGAGCTGCACAGACATTAAGTAAAGTTTCAAGATCAACCTCCGCAGTTTCTAAAATTATTAAGAGTCCAAGAATTGTTTCTAAGACTGCACCAAAACCAACTACCCCAAAACCAATTCATAGACCTGGGCAAAAACCATCAACACCAAAACCATCCACTGCACCAAAACCACCAAAAACTCCTGGACCAAAACCAGGACCAGGAAAACCATCGACCCCAACCACTCCAACTTCTCCACCAAAACCTGGAACTAAACCACAACCTCATAGACCTGGGCAAAAACCACAGAAAACTCCTGGACAACCTAAACCAAGTCCATCAAAACCAAGTCCATCAAAACCAAGTCCTGGAAGAAAACCATCACCTATTCCGACCAAACCACAACCACAACCACAAGTCCAACCACAACCACAAGTCCAACCTCAAGTTCAACCACAACCACAAAAACTTAAGTTGCCAGTTAAAACTGCTGTTGGATCTGGACTAGTGGGAACTGCAACTGCAGTTGGGACTAGTTTGATGGATAAACTCAAGAAAAAAATTGGAACCCCACCACCTGCAGGTAGAAGAGGGCCTGGCAGCGGTCCAATCAAATCTGGTGGTAGACTGCCTTTACCAAAAATTCCAAAACTTGAAGAACCTAATAGATCAATTGGAATTGATGTTGCTAGAAAGTTGACCTAATCTAAATAGTGATATAACCTCTTAAGGAGAAAAGACCATGAATGTTCTTTTAAAAGTCGGTGAAAGTTTAGTTCTTATGTTTTGGCAAAGTTGTGAAGTGAAAAAGTTCACAGTACGTCTTCTTGAAAAATATGTAGATACGACAGATAATGATGTTGACAATATGGTAGTAGAATTAGTCAAATCAAAACTTTTAATTAATTGTTCTAAGTAATAGTATAGGAGAAGTTCTACTTCTCCTTTTTTATAAATATTTTAAAGATAAATTTTCATAGGTAACAAACATGGCTCTCTGGGGAAACAACGACAATAAAGGATCTGGAGGAACAGTATCTCTAGACTATTCTACTTTAGTTGTTACTGGATCTGGCACTTCTTTTGGTCAAGTTGGAGCTGCAGCTACAGGAGATGTGATTCGTTTTGGTATTAGAGGTTCTGGTGGAATTTATTTTGGCGATGCAGTTATCGTTGGAATTGCAAGCACAACTCAACTTTCTATTGCTTCTACTGCTGGACTGAGTGGTGCAGCTATTGCTTCTACTAGTTTCTATATCAGCCAACTTCCAAAATATACAGTTTTAGACTCTTCTTTCAGTAACAAGAATGATGCTGCATCAACGTTGAGAAATTTTGGTGTTACTGGAACAGCCACTACCAACGCTGGAATTGGTACTGATGTAATTCCAGTCGTAACTTCGGGTATTGATGTTAGAGATGGAGATACTCTATTAAACAATGGAAATGATATTGTCATTTCTACCGTAGGTGCAACTACAATCTCTCTTGGTTCTACAATTTCTGCTGGGATTGCAACTGGTGCTACTCTTGTTTTCAAGAGATATGTTGATGGATACGATAAGCAGGTTTATGGTTTGAGTACTAGTGCATATTCGAACGTTTCGACTGCATACAGAACCAGTGGTGAGGGTTGGGTAGGAGTTACTACTTATATCGATACTCATGGCAACCTAAGAGTTAAGAGTGAAGTCTTAGTTGCTATGTCTGGTATTCAAACAGGTTCTGATGGAATCTTGTATCCAACACCATGATAGTTTATGATATTTAATGAGTTGAATGAGGATAATTATCTCTTATTTGCTATAAAACACTATAATAATTGTCAGTCTACGACAAAAGAAGATTTCTTCAATGATATGAAGAGATTTAAATATGTCAAGAGACTTTTGAAGAGGTATCATAATACTGGTGAATTGAAAACTCATTTGATCATTAACCATGTGATTATATTGTTCAATATTTTTTCTGACGCTACTATTCCTCTTTTATTTTTTAAACTTGAGGAAGAGTTGTGGTCTTACTTAAAAAGTTTTCTAGTTTTTCTGGATAAAATTCCAGAGTATCCTAGAACAGTACTAAATGACTTGACCCCAGATCAAAAAATTATCGAAGAACTAAATCTAATTAAATGACTAAGTTAGAGAAAATTATAGAATTAGTTAGATCAAATTTGAATGAAGAACCAACAATGTCTGCTGGTTCTGGGGGATTTAGTAATGCATCTTCACCTTCTGGTCCAGTTGCAGGATACGATAAGCCTTTGGATTTTAGAACACGATTAGGCAGAAGGGTTAAATTACAACCTATTGCTAAAAAAGAGGCTAAAAATGTTAGGGTCAAACGCTAAAGATCTTGCTAAATTAGATGTTCTAGAATCCAAACTCAATATCTACGAAAGTTTGTCTAGAGAAATGTTGGACAAACTTGAGAGTGCAGTCGATAAAATATCTGAATCAAATCAACGCATCGCTAATATTTTAGCCAAACATGACGAAAGAATTGAACAAAGTATCAAGACTGATGAAATTATTATTAAAATGATTGAGGATGTGAGACATTCGAATTCTGAAGAACACAAGTCTGTCACTACAAGAATTAAAGCAGTTGAAGATAGTGTTGCAGAACTTTCAAAATTTAAATGGCAAGCGCTTGCTTTGGTTGGTGCTGCAGTCATCTCTATTGGATTTGTTGTCCCCTTTATTGACAACATGATTGGAACCAACTATAATGGAGGAAGCCGACAAACCCAAGTTAGATAATGAGTTTTATTGATTCAAAATATGTTGGTATGATATCCACGCGACTGGATAGATTTTCTAAGAAGAAAGAGGGTCTTTATAATTTTCGTTGCCCATATTGCGGAGACTCGCAAAGGTCAAAGAATAAAACTAGGGGATACTTATATCAGAGGAAGTCGGATTTAAATTTTAAATGTCATAATTGTGGAGTCACCAGATCCTTCACATATTTTCTTAAAGACATAGATCAAAACATTTATAAAGAATACGTTTTAGAACGATATAAAGAGGGTTTGACTGGAAAGGGAACTACTGCTCCCAATCCAGTTTTTATGTCTAATAAACCAGTTTTTAAAAAGGTCAAGGAACTAGAATACTTCAAAGAACTAATAAAAATCTCAGATCTAAATAATACACATCCAGCAAGACAATACCTCAGCAACCGAAAGATACCAGAGAAGTATTTCTTTAATTTCTATTTTGTGGAGGATTACAATGTCTGGGCTAAAACAAATAACTCCAAGAAAGAGTCAAGAATCATTATTCCATTACTCACTAAAGATGGTCAACTTTTTGGATATCAAGCAAGATCTTTGGATCCAGCTGCAAAACTTCGTTACATTACGACAATTTTGGATCCAGACTATCCTAAAGTATTTGGACTTGATCGTGTAAAGGATGACGAGACGATATATGTTACAGAGGGTCCAATTGACTCATTGTTTATACGCAATGGAATCGCTATGTGTGGATCTGACGTATCAATTGACTCTTTTTCTTTTGACGATATTGTTTATGTTTTTGATAATGAACCACGAAATAGAGAGATTTGTGATAGAATGTCAAAAGTTATTGATATGGGTTATAAAATTGTAATATGGCCTAGTTCAATCAAAGAGAAGGATATAAATGATATGATCCTTTCCAATAATTCTCCACAAGGAATTATTGATAAAAACACCTTTCAAGGAATACAAGCAAAAATTAAGTTTACCGAATGGAAGAAGGTATGAGTAACGGCATCAAAGTCAAAAAAAGAAACGGAACTATTGAATCACTAAACCTAGAAAAAATGCATATCATGGTTGATATGGCATGTGATGGTTTATCTGGTGTTTCTGCATCTCAAGTGGAAATGCAATCTGGAATTCAGTTTTATGACGGGATCACCACAGCAGAAATTCAAGAGATTTTGATTCGATCTGCTTCAGATTTGATTACTCTAGACAACCCAAATTATCAGTATGTAGCTTCAAGATTACTTTTGTTTTCAATTAGAAAACAGATCTATGGAAAGATGATGGAACTTCCTAAACTTTCCCAACATATTTTTTCTTGTATAGATAGATCAATTTACGATTCTCAAATTATTAAAAAGTATAATTATTCTGAGATGGAAGATCTCAATAGTTATATTGATCATAGTCGTGATTTTCTGTTTACTTATGCTGGTCTTCGTCAAGTAGTTGATAAGTATTTGGTTCAAGATAGAAGTGCTGGAAGAGTTTTTGAGACTCCCCAGTTTATGTACATGCTTATTGCAATGACTATCTTTGCAGAGTATCCAAAAGAAACTAGAATTTCATATGTAAAAAGATATTATGACGCAATCTCAAAGCACAAAATCAACATTCCTACCCCCATTATGGCAGGCGTTAGGACACCACTTAGACAATTTGCAAGCTGTGTTCTTGTTGATTCTGATGACACCCTCGACAGCATCTTTAGCAGTGACATGGCTATTGGTCGTTATGTTTCTCAGAGGGCAGGAATCGGTATTAACGCAGGTCGAATCCGTGGTCTCAACAGTAAAATTAGAGGCGGAGAGGTTGCCCATACTGGCGTTGTACCGTTCCTCAAAAAATTTGAGGCAACTGTCCGATGCTGCACTCAAAATGGCATCCGAGGTGGATCTGCTACGGTCCACTTTCCAATCTGGCATCAGGAAATAGAAGATATTCTTGTTCTTAAAAATAATAAGGGGACGGAGGATAATCGTGTCCGTAAGTTGGATTATAGTATCCAAATTAGTAAACTCTTTTATGAAAGATTTATTCAAAATGGAGACATTACACTATTCTCTCCTCATGATGTTCCTGGTCTTTACGAAGCATTTGGAACCGATGCATTTGATGAGTTGTATGTAAAATATGAAAATGATTCACATACACCTTCCAAGAGTATTGGAGCTCAAGAACTTATCTTGAGTCTCTTAAAAGAACGTGCCGAGACTGGTCGTATCTATGTTATGAATATTGACCACTGTAATTCGCATTCATCCTTTAAAGATAAGGTGTATATGTCCAATCTCTGTCAAGAGATTACTCTTCCAACTAAACCACTTCAACATATTGATGATCCAGAAGGCGAGATTGCTTTGTGTATTCTCTCTGCTGTAAATGTTGGTAAACTTAAAAATCTGGATGATCTTGAGGAACTTTGTGATCTTTCTGTCCGATCATTGGATGAACTTATTGACTATCAAAGTTACCCAATTAAAGCAGCTGAAGTTTCCACCAAGTCTAGAAGGTCTCTAGGTATTGGATACATTGGTCTTGCACACTATCTTGCTCGTCATGGGGAACACTATAATGATCCTCTTGCTTGGAAGTTAGTTCATGATTTAACAGAAGCATTCCAGTATTATCTTCTCAAGTCATCAAATCAACTTGCTAAAGAAAAAGGTAAGTGTGATTATTTTGACCGCACTAAGTATGCCGATGGTATTCTTCCGATCGATACTTATAAGAAAGACATAGATGAAATTGTACCTAATAACTTAAACTATGATTGGGAAACTCTACGTTCCGATATTCAATCATCTGGTCTACGACATTCAACATTGTCCGCACAAATGCCATCGGAGAGCAGTTCCGTTGTGTCAAATGAAACAAACGGAATTGAACCACCTAGAGGATATCTGTCTGTTAAGAAGTCGAAGAAGGGTCCACTCAAACAAATTGTGCCTTCATATCAATCACTTAAGAACAATTACACGCTTCTTTGGGATATGCCTAATAACGATGGTTATATTAATGTTGTTGCGGTAATGCAGAAGTTCTTTGACCAGGCAATTTCTGGAAACTGGTCTTATAATCCAGAACATTATCCAGACAATGAAGTTCCTGTAAGTGCCATGGCAAATGACCTTTTGAAGACTTATAAGTATGGATGGAAGACGAGTTACTATCAGAATACATATGATATTAAGACTGATGAATATGTAGATGATGACAAAAAGAAAGAAAGTGTTAAACTACTAATTCAAGACATTTTAAATTCAAACTCGGAGGAAGAGATCTGTGACAGCTGTACAATTTAAATTAAACGAAAAAATCGAAGGAATGACAGTTTTCAATTCTGAAAAAGTTGATACCAAAAAACAACCAATGTTTTTTGGTAAACCTTTAGGTATTCAACGATATGATTCGTATAAGTATCCAGTTTTTGACAAATTGACAACTCAACAACTCGGATACTTTTGGAGACCAGAAGAAGTTTCCCTTCAGAAAGATCGTGCTGACTATCAGACTCTTAGGCCAGAACAAAAACATATTTTTACTTCCAATCTAAAGTATCAGATTATGCTTGACTCTGTTCAGGGTCGTGGTCCTGGCATGGCATTCATTCCATACTGTTCCTTGCCTGAACTGGAGGCTTGCATGGAAGTGTGGAGTTTCATGGAAATGATTCATTCACGTTCATACACTTATATAATTAAGAATGTTTATTCAAATCCATCTGAAGTATTTGATACGATTCTTGATGATGAAAGAATTCTGCAAAGAGCCAGTAGTGTAACTCAATCATATAATGACTTTATTAACTCAGCTCACCTTTATGATTCTTCTAATTCTTGGAAATTTGCTAATGAGGACGTTGAGTTGGGTAAACAAGATCGATATGAACTTAAGCGCAAACTATATCGCGCTGTTATGAATGTCAACATTTTAGAGGGGATTAGATTTTATGTTTCGTTCGCATGTTCGTTCGCTTTTGGAGAGCTTAAACTCATGGAGGGATCCGCTAAAATCATCTCTCTCATCGCAAGAGACGAAAATCAACATCTTGTTCTTACACAAAATATTCTCAATAAATGGAAAGAGGGAGACGACGAAGAAATGATGAAGATCTCTCAAGAAGAAGAGGGTAATTCATATGAAATGTTTAAGAGAGCTGTAGATGAAGAAAAATCGTGGGCTGAATACCTATTTAAGGATGGGTCGATGATTGGTCTTAATGATAAATTATTGAATCAATATGTGGAGTGGATTGCTAATAGACGCATGAAGGCTATTGGTATGAAACCCATCTATGACGTTTCTTCGAAGAATAACCCATTACCTTGGACTGAGCATTGGATCAGTTCTAAAGGAATGCAGGTTGCACCCCAGGAAACTGAGGTAGAATCTTATATTGTTGGTGGTATCAAACAAGATGTCACCAAAGACACTTTTGCAGGATTTAAACTGTAAAATTGTATAGCATTTTACAAAAATAATATTATATATACTGTACGTTCATCCCAGTATGGGACGGAAGTAAGCCGACTCGGAACGGATCGTTCATCCTGAATAGGACGCAAAAGCCGACCGAAGGAACGCGCCAATACCTTAAACAAGTAAAGGAGCAAACCTAATGTCTCAAGTAGTATATCGCGGTGTTCCATATGACACCGAAGTTCGCCGTCAACAACAGGCGCAACAACAACCCCAACAGCACAACGAAACCTATCGTGGTGTTAAGTTTGTAAAGGAGGGGAAGTGATGAATTGGCTAAACGTAATCCGTAGAAAAATTAAAAAGGAACAACGCCTATATCAGGCTCAACTTGTCATGGCTATGAAGTGAATTTTAGGGAGGCTTGCCTCCCTTTTGTTTTATCAGTAGAATAACTCTGTCAGGGTTCATGAGAAACTTATAGCTAAATATTTAAAGCTATAAGTAAACTATGAAGACTCAAAGTGCAAAAGCTAAAGGAAGAAACCTACAAAAATGGGTAAGGGAACAGTTAATTGAACAGTTAGAAGTTCATCCTGAGGATATAGAAAGTAGATCTATGGGTGCTGGTGGTGAAGACCTTATCATGGCTAGATCTGCAAGAGAAAAGTTTCCATTCAGTATTGAGTGTAAGAATGTAGAGAAACTCAATGTATGGGAAGCATATGAACAATCAAAGTCTAATTGTGGTAATTATGAACCAATAGTGGTTATGAAAAAGAACCATAAGAAACCATTAGTTGTCGTAGATGCTGAGTTCTTTATTAGTTTGTTCAAGGGGGCTTGACATCATTAGTCATAACCTGGTATTATTATTTTTTCCAAATCTGGAAAAGTCTAAATACTGAAACATCCAGTTTTTAGAATGAGTTTTTGAGATGTTACTAGAGCCCAGGAGATTCCCCTCTGAGAAGAGGGATGTGCGGTTTCTCTATTGGGATGTAGAGTTCTGTTTAACTTAATGCTTTTTAAAACACTTTCAATTCTTGCTTTTGGTCTAGTCGGATTGGCACCCGTAACAGCAAAGGCAGCGAGCGGATGTTCCCTCGCATCACACTATGGAATCGGTGATGGATATCATGGGCAGACAACTGCCAACGGAGAAACATTCAATGCATATGGTAAATCAGTGGCACATAAATGGCTTCCTTTTGGAACTAGGTTGCGTGTAACCAATCAATCAAATGGTAAGTCGGTAATTGTGCGTGTAAATGATCGCGGACCTTATATCGCGGGTAGAGACCTTGACTTGTCTTACGGTGCATTCTCTACTATTGCTTCACCCAGTCAAGGTGTTGCTAGGATTTGTTACTCGCGTGTATGATGATCTGAAAAACTGAATAATAAATAGAGGAGAGCGGTTGCTACTCCTCTTTTTTATGTTCAATTTTAACTTCGGAAAGAAGAAACCAGATAAGAAGCAGATAATCTTTATAAGCATCGTACTCAGTGGTATCGTAGCAACCCTCTCCCAGTGTTCAGGAGTCCCCTCAGAGCGTCTCTGGGACCTTCTAGACGAGGTTCAGAGGACTCTTTTCCCTCAGACCATAATCAACGATATCCTGCTGCAGGATCCTGGTGTGGTCGATAGAAGAGTTAAAAGAGATGTCGATAATGCCATTCGTGAATATGAACGCTTGACAGGTGACGATGGTGTTGTTAGAATACCACCACCGAAGTACATTGAAAATCCAATCAACACAGATTTGTGTTACACTAAAGAGTGTCAATCTCTTGGTGGAGAAATGAGACTATGTTCTCCCTGGAACCCTGATTGCCCAGGGGGGTTGCCAAGGTCCGAGAACTGAGGTATTATAGTCTAGTGTGAAGGAAGTGCGAGGGAGGAATAAATCCTCCCAACCAGCCCGTGTAGTCCAGCGGAAGAGACAGAGGACTTAAAATCCTTCCAGGGTCGGTTCGAATCCGACCACGGGTATTATCTCTGTTAAATACAAGTAACAGAGATAACAATATGAAGTATAGAATCACATCAAATTATCATTGGTTTGAAAATGGTGAGATGATAGTGAGAATGTATTTCATTAATGGTGTTCCTTATACTTTTGAGGAACTTCTGTTTATTACACAAACAGATCCTTATGTTATGAGTATAGCTGACAAAAACAGAGACTATGATATGGAAGACCTTTACAACTCAACTGATTATTTAATTGCTGAAGAATGTCATCCATGTCTCTTTGAGTTAGAACTAGAAAATCCTGACGATCTTTTGTGTAATTAACTTTTTGTCTCAGTAGCTCAGTTGGAAAGAGCATCTGCCTTCTAAGCAGTTGGTCGGGGGTTCGAGTCCCTCCTGAGACGTTACCACTTGCGCTGGAAAGATAAACCAGAATGCCGTGGTAAGATAGAGGGTAAGCCTCTGTTATATCCTTATGAGGTATATCACGCTTACTCCATCAATAACACCCCTCAAGCCTATCTCGGGACGCCGAATGATGCTCAAACAGAGGGGTCACTGTCGATGTGGCGGAATTGGTAGACGCGCTGGGTTTAGGTTCCAGTGTCTTAAGACGTGGAGGTTCAAGTCCTCTCATCGACACTTGACAATCAAACTAAAATAGTTTATGATTGTCTCATAAGCGAATGTGGTGTAGCGGTAACATCCCATCCTTCCAAGTTGGTGTCACGGGTTCGATCCCCGTCATTCGCTCTTGGTAGTCGCTATTCTCATTGAATAGAAAGACACCAAAGGAAGTTAAGTCAAAGAATCGAGACAAGCAGACAATGCCCTTTGAACTGGTGTAAGTCCAGTAACTTCCTATATTCCACAATAGCTCAGCGGTAGAGTCGGTGACTGTTAATCACTTGGTCCCTGGTTCGAATCCAGGTTGTGGAGTTGGAAGTGATCCTGCGATAACCTCAAGAGCTCTCCTTCCAACTAAAACCTAGAATATTTTTAGGTCAGGGGGATGGCCTCCCCTGTTTCGGGAGATTAACTCAGCGGTAGAGTGACTGCCTTACAAGCAGTAAGTCATTGGTTCGAATCCGATATTTCCCACTAAATATTTTTTTAAATATTTTCATCATGATTCATATTCACGAAGAACTCTTAAGCGAAGAACAATGCGACGAATTGATCGCATTTTATAATAAAAATTCTAACCGAATCGAACCTTATGAATCAACTCAAACTATTAGATTGAGACCATTTAAACATGATCCTTTCATCTTTTCGATACTGAATAGAATTGATAAATTATGTAAAAGTTTTTGGTTACCTCCGTCATATACAATCACTCTTCAGAATATGGAACTAGTGAGATGGCCAGTTGGTTCTTATAAAGGTGAACACATTGATAATCCAGAAGATGTCTTTGCAGTAATCGTATACTTGAATGACGATTATGAAGGTGGAGAAACATTTTTTACACCAACGTTGGTAATCAAACCAGAGACTGGTAAAGGTGTGATATTTTCAAACTCAAAATATGCACATTCTGTACCTGAAGTTAAAAATAAAGATAGATATACTCTAGCACTTTGGTATACTAAGGTTTATAAATAATCACAATGTAATAATGTGATGGTAGGTAACATCAATAATGCTAAGTATAAGATGTAAAGGATGTAATGTGGAAATTACATCTCACCCAACTCAAACTAGATGTTGTGGATGTTCAAACATGACAACTATTAAAGGAAATATGATCACAGCTGTTGACTTATCCAAGGTTGTCATGTTAAACTCTCTTAAAGAAGATAAGAAGTTAAATCTTCTTTCTTCTGAAGATCTAGCCTTTCAAGAAGCTAGAAGAAAAAGAAAAGTTCGTAAACTGGACTTTGAAATCCGTTAGGAAGGGTGGCCGAGTGGTTTAAGGCAGCAGTCTTGAAAACTGCCGTGTTCGTAGCACCGTGGGTTCGAATCCCACCTCTTCCGCCAGGGGTCTTAGCTCAACTGGTAGAGCATTCGGTTTGCATCCGAAAGGTTAGGGGTTCAAGCCCCCTAGATTCCATTCAGTCTTGACAAAAGACTGAATTTTTGATAAATTATAATTATCGGGGTGTAGCGCAGTTTGGTAGCGCAACTGCTTTGGGAGCAGTGGGTCGGGGGTTCGAATCCCTCCACTCCGACTCATAAAATAATCTTTATGAAACTATGAGAAAATTTACTGTAGAAGAATTTCAGGAAAATTTTGATACTCTTATGGAGAGGGTTGAAAATGGAGAAACTTTTGTTATCTCAAGTGAGTATGGAGAGACTATGATTATGCCCTACAAATATTATGAAAGTGCAATTAAAGTCCATTCTCATTTTAATGATCATGATGATGGATGTTGATAAATAAAAACAAAAAATTATATGAATTATTCCACAGTAGAACTAAGAGAAGATGAGAATGGGGATTTAATTCTTCCAATTCCAGATGAAATCATCGAACAATTAGGATGGGAAATTGATGACTTATTAGAATTTCAATTGGATGGTGATGGATGTAGAATCATTAATCTATCCAAATAGTGCGGGAGTGTAGCTCAATTGGCAGAGCGAGAAGCTTATACCTTCTGTATGCACCAGATTAGTGCGCGGTTGGGGGTTCGACTCCCTCCACTCCTATAATATGCGATAGATACATGATACCAAAAATTATTCACCACATTGCTCCCCAAAACAAACAAGTGTGGCATCCTCTTTGGAGATCTTGTTATCAATCTTGGTTGAATCAGTTTCCAGAAAATGAATTTGAACTTATTTTATGGAACGATGAAGAAGACATTGATAATTTAATTCAATCGAGTTATCCAAATTACTTACAATTTTATAACAGTCTTCCATATCACATCATGAAAATAGATGTGTCTAGATTGTTAATACTTCATAAGTATGGTGGGATATATTCTGATATGGATGTTTATTGTTATAAAAATTTTTATGATCAGATTTCAAATTCCATTACCTTGATGCAAGCTGCATGTGTTGGAGAAACAGTTCAAAATTGTTTAATGTCGTCAGTCCCCAATTCTAATTTTTTTATTGAATGTATAGAAGTCATTAAAAATAAATTTTTTGACTATGACCGAAAAGTTCCCTGTGTTTATGATGTGACCAGAGAAGCATTTGATGATTATGTGAAAGATATTACTGGACCACATATTTTATCAGAAATTTATAATAAATATTCCTATGACATTGGATTTTTTCCGAAAGAATTATATAATGCAAATTCTAGGTATTATTCTGAAGAGTTAATAACCAGACACTTTCTGACTGGAATATGGGGTTCTGAAATTATAAAAGAATTTATTTTTAACACAGGCAATCCAAACACAGATGACATGATGATTTTAAAATATGAAGAGTCTAGAAAACTTAATGTTAAAAACATAAATTTTTATAAAAATTATTTTGTGGACAGAGAGTAAATTGTCCATAGCCCCTTGACAATTGATTTAAAAGACCCTATACTATAAAGGTAAACAAATTCAACTGATGTCCAACACTTCGTTTGTTTCTAAATTTCAAAAGTACTTCAATACTCTAACTAAAGTTGTAGAGGGTAGTGCGGATCTCGAAATGGTTAACCCCAAACTTTATAAAAAACTTCGTAAGTTTTATGAGTCAAATGGTGTTCAATTTTATGATGATCCTAGTGATGATTATGAACTTTTAATTGACTGTCTTTCTGAAGATCTCGAACGTTCTGGAGTTCTGGCATGATGGAAACAAAAAACAAACCTGTTGTCCTTCTTGAAAGAGAAGGTTATCGATTCGTTCAAAAAGGTATTATTCAATTAAACGGTAAACCTGATTACCGTCTTCAAAAGAAAAATGAGTATACTGGTAAATGGTACGACATTTACGAATTTGACAATCAAATGCAATGTGAAATTGCAATGGAAGATATCGAGTATGCAAAATGGTTAGATCCTGATGGTGTTTATTGTTATCGACATTTGAGATCTGATTGATCTATAGTCTCGGGATGACTCTAAAAGCGCCCTGGTCGGGACGTTCCCCTCAAGTTTCCTAGTTCTTAAAACTAGGTGGTGGAGTCAAGTTGACCCTCATTGTTTTCCAATTTTTCTCAAAAATTGGTGGTGCGGATGGGGAATTTTTTCTCCGCCGAGTTTCCAGTTTTCTCGCAATCAAAACTGGTGGCGAGCCTAGCACAGGGAGGATTGACACCCTCCCATTTGCCTCTTTAGCTCAGTGGTAGAGCAACGGTTTTGTAAACCGTTGGTCGTCGGTTCAAATCCGACAGGAGGCTTGAGTTTATTACTCCTTATGTCATTGATTTCTCAAACTGACCGCCAAATGGTTATTGAATCTCTTGAGTATTATATTGAACATCTTAAAGAAGACAATTGTACTCAAACTTCAATTAATGCATTTCAAACTCTTTTAAACTGGATAGAATTGGAACACTTCAAACATGAACCTTAATCCAAACAAAATAACAAGAAATATTTGGTTCAACGAAAGAATGAACCAATGGAATTGGGTTTTAATTTATGGTGATCATCCAGATCTTGAAATGCATTCGGGTAATGCTTTGACCAAACAACAAGCTAAACAAGATATAATCAAAACTATGCAGTGGATAGAAGAACATCTCTAGACACTGCTTTTTTGTTGTTGACAACTGATCATAATTTGAGTATAATTTAAAAAAATATTCTACTATATGAGAGTTGCATTAATTACTGGGATTACTGGTCAGGATGGATCCTACCTTGCAGAACTTCTTCTAGAAAAAGGATATGAAGTTCATGGAATTGTTAGGAGGTCATCCTTAATTAATACTGACAGAATTGATCACATCTATAAAAAACTTCATCTTCACTATGGAGATCTTACTGATTCTACCAATCTGATTAGTGTTATTCGGAAAGTTCAACCTGATGAGATTTACAATCTAGGAGCTCAGAGTCATGTAAAGGTTTCTTTTGAAATGCCTGAGTATACTGCACAAACCGATGCATTAGGAACTCTTCGTATTCTGGAAGCAGTTAGACTTCTTGGGATGGAGACGAAGACTAGAATCTACCAAGCATCTACTTCTGAGATGTATGGTAAGGTTCAGGAAATTCCTCAAAAAGAAACTACACCTTTTTATCCTCGATCACCTTATGGAGTCGCAAAAGTTTATGGATACTGGATCGTCAAAAACTATAGAGAGTCTTACGGTTTACATGCATCTTCTGGAATTCTTTTCAATCACGAATCCCCTAGAAGAGGAGAAACTTTTGTCACAAGAAAAATCACTCGCGGACTATCATCTATTTCAACTGGGCAACAAGATGTACTATATCTCGGGAATCTGAATGCAAAACGTGATTGGGGTCATGCCAAAGACTTTGTGGAAGCAATGTGGTTAATGCTTCAGCAAGATCAACCAGATGACTTTGTGATTGCTACTGGGGTTCAGTATTCAGTTAGAGAGTTTGTAGAGGAAGCATCACCATACTTTGGAATGAAAATTAGATGGGAAGGTGAAGGTCTAGATGAAGTTGGTATTGATGAATACAGTGGTAATGTGATCATTAGAGTCAGTCCTAAATACTTCAGACCTGCTGAAGTAGAGACTTTATTAGGTGATGCCACGAAGGCAAAGAAAAAATTAGGTTGGGAACCTAAGATTTCTTTTAAACAATTAGTTGAGGATATGTGCATTTATGGACAGTGATTCTAGAGTATTAGTTTGTGGTGCCAATGGGATGGTTGGTTCTGCAATTGTAAGAAACCTTAAGAGTAAAGGATATTATGTTAATGAAGCGACTCGTGATAGAGTTGACTTTACTAATCAAGAAGAGACTAAGGAATATTTTGAAAAAAATAAACCTGAGTATGTGTTTGTTGCTGCTGCCAAAGTAGGTGGCATTATGGCAAATAATAATTATAAGGGAGATTTTCTGTATCAAAACCTAATGATACAGAATAATATCATTCATTATTCTATGGTGAATGATGTAAAGAAACTTTTGTTTTTAGGTTCTTCTTGCATTTATCCAAAGTTTGCCACTCAACCAATCACAGAAGATCAGTTAATGACTGGTCCTTTGGAACCAACCAATGATGCTTATGCTATTGCTAAGATTGCAGGCATTAAACTCTGTCAGTCATATAGAGAACAGTATGGGTTTAATGCTATCTCTCTGATGCCTACGAACCTTTATGGTCCCAATGATAACTTTGATTTGGAAACATCTCATGTTCTTCCTGCCATGATTGCAAAGTTTCATGAGGCGAAAAAAACTGGATATGTTATAGATCCAGGAGGTCCTTGGTATGGTCCATCAGTTAAACTGTGGGGAGATGGTTCTGCTATGCGTGAGTTTCTACATGTTGATGACCTTGCTGAAGCATGTTATGTTTGTATGCAGCAATATGATGAAGCAGAGCATATTAATGTGGGTACAGGTGAAGACATAAGTATCAGGGAACTGGCAGAAACTATTTCTAGAGTTGTTGGGTTTATGGGTGATATTGAATGGGACACATCAAAACCAAATGGAACTCCTAGAAAGGTCTTAAATGTAGATAAGATCAAATCACTTGGATGGGAACCAAAAATTTCTCTTTCTCAGGGAATTGAATCGACTTATCAATGGTACAAAAAATACAATTAAAATTATGAATACTATTAATTTTTTCAATTGTTTCCATAATGGAGACATGTTTGTTTCTAAAGAATTTATTCGACAAATAGTAAACGATCTTCCAGATTTTAATTTCGGATACTATCATTTGAATCATCCTAAAACTACAAAAGATCTTCTGATTCCTCATCTTGGTGCTCCTAAGTTTAAAGAAAATATAAAATTTGTAGAAGATGATAAGGTTCTGAATGTCAACTCATGGATTGGTGCCTATCATCCAGTTCACGCAAGTGAACCTCCAATTTTTTGGAACGGTGGAATAAATTATCTTTGTCTTTATGACACTTGGAAATTTATCTTTAATAAAATAAATTCTTACTTTGAAACTAATCTAAAAATTAAAGATTCTCCAAATGATTACATTCCAACAATTAACTATGATTTATTTGATGTTAGTGAATGTGATAAGTTTTTAGGAGAAAGAAAAGACTCTAAGAAAATTCTTTTTTCAAATGGATCAGCAATGTCAGGTCAATCATTTGCATATGACATGTCCAAAATTATAATTGACTTTGCTTTGAAGTATCAACAACATGATTTTATCTGCACAAGTAAATTTGAAGCGGATTTGGAAAATATATTTTTTACTGATGATATTTTTAAATCTGATGATGAGTTTTTTGAAACTAAAGTTCCTTGGAATAATAGATCAAATAATAATTGTGACTTGAATGAAATTTCATACCTTAGTCGATCATGTGATCTTATAGTTGGTAAAAATTCTGGTCCATTTATTTACTGTATGACTAAAGAGAATTTTATGGATCCGAGTAAATACATTATTTCTTTTAATGCTGATATGGAAGATTCTCTTGGATATGGAATTGATATTGAATGTGAATATCTGTTCAGTAATATTTTTGAACACCAATCAGTTGTAGAAACTGTCGAAGAAAAATTATGTCTTTTGTAAATTTTTATACATCACACTTAAGTTCAATTCAAAACTGTTTGGATAATCTGGATTTGAATAAAGTTGAACAACTAATTGATGAAATTAATTTGTGTGGTGGGAAAATAATTTTTACTGGAATTGGAAAAAATGGTCATGTTGCTGCGAAGGCAACATCTACATTTTGTTCTATTGGAGTTCATGCTTTCTTCTTAAATCCAGTTGATTCTGTTCATGGAGACATGGGAGTTATAAATGATAAGGATCTTATAATTTCAGTTTCTAAAAGTGGAAACACAGAAGAGTTAATAACTTTTTTGAGAAACGTAAGAAGGAAGAAATGTAAGATTGTTTCAATTCATTCAAATGAAAATAATGAAAGCTTGCAGTATTCTGACTTAGATGTTAATCTTCATGTTGATCGAGAAGCCGATCATTTGAATATTGTTCCAACTTCATCAATTGCTGTGTTTACTGTATTTTTACAATCCATTGCTTGTGAAATTTCAAGTAGAAACAACATGACAAGAGAACAGTTTATTTTTAATCATCCTGGTGGAAGTATAGGAAAACTGAAATGATTACATCTAAAGACATAGAATATGTGATTGTTCAAGCTGGCGGAAAAGGAACAAGAATGGGTCACTATACGGTTAATAAACCTAAGTGTCTTGTTCCAGTAAATGATGTTCCTATGATAGTAAACTTATTGCAAGTTTATAAGGGAAAGAAAGTTATTATTATTGGTGACTATTTGTTAGATGTATTGGAGTCATATTTAAAAACTTTTTGTTTTCAGTATGATTATAAAATTATAAGTACTAACGAATCTGGTACTTCTGCTGGTCTCAAAGAATCAGTAAAAAATATTCCAGATGACAAACCATTTATAGTAACTTGGTCTGACTTGTTCTTTTTGAAAGAACAAGAATTTTCTTTTAGTACTGATCTTTTGGTTGGGTTGTCTAATACTTTTAAATGTAGATGGAAACTCGAATCGAATAAGTTTATCAATGAGTCATCTAATAGTTGTGGAGTTTCTGGATTTTTTGCCTTCAAAGATAAGTCTAGATTTTTAAATATTACTACAGATAAATCTTTGGTTAGAGGATTTTTGACAGACTTCTATTATGAAGATGACATCTCTAGTTTTTATAATCATGATTGTTTTGAAGTTGGTGAATTGGAAAATTATGAAAATATTTTAAGTCAAAGATTGACTCATAGATTCTTCAATAGAGTTGAATCTAAAGAAAATAAAATTTATAAAACCTGTATTGATTCTAAGTATGAAGATGTTCATCTGAAAGAGAAACAGTGGTATCAGTTTGTCAAGGGTAAAGTTGATTGTATTCCATCAATCTATTCAACAGATCCATTGATTATGGAAAAAATTGAAGGAAAACATCTTTGGCAAGTAAAAGATAATAAACTAGAAATTATTAACAACTATTGTGATACTTTAGATTCTCTTCATAGGATTGATAGTTTTACGGCAGATAAAAATGATTGTATGTCTGTTTATTTTTCTAAGTGTTATCATAGAGTTCTTGAGGTTAAAAATTTAATTAAATTTTTAAATGAACCATCCATTAAAATCAATGGAGTAAATTGTTTAAACCCAATTTACAATATTAAAGATTTTGAGGATTCAATTAGTTCTATTTCTATGATTGATCAATACAAAGTAATACATGGTGATTGTACTTTCAGCAATACTCTTGTAGATTTAAATTCTAAAATATGGTTAATTGATCCTAGGGGTATATTTGGATCTACCGAAATTTATGGAGACCCAAGATATGATTGGGCTAAATTTTATTATTCTGCTTCTGGAAATTATGATTCCATCAATTCAAAAAAATTCAAAGTCTCTATTATTGGAAATGAAGTTGAACTTCAAATAAATTCAAATGGATATGAAGACTATTCAGATTTAATTGTTGAAAGGTCTGGAATGTCTAAAAAAGAAATGGAACTAATTCATTCTTCTATTTGGTTATCTTTAACTGGTTATGTGAAAGAAGATATAGATTCTTTTTTATATGCTTTCTATAATGGATGTTATTTGTGGAGTAAATATTGTGAATAAATTAATTTCGAATCTTTCAAATTTAGATAAAACTTGGATATTTGATCTTGATGGAACTTTAGTTGTTCATAATGGATATAAAAATGATGGAGATTCTTTACTTCCAGGAGTAAAGAAATTTTTTGAAAAAAATATTAAAAAGGATGATTATGTTTTAATATTAACTGCTAGGAAATCAAAGTACAAAACGATAACAGAAAAGTTTTTACTTGACAATGAAATAATTTTTGATAAAATTATCTATGATTTGCCAGTAGGAGAAAGAATTTTATTCAATGATAAAAAAGAAAGTGGATTAATTACATCATACTGTTTTAATTTAAAAAGAAATGAGGGTCTATGAGTATTAAACTTGTTGAAAGTAGTCAAAGGGGGTTTTTGTCTAATTATATTTCAATACTTACTAGTCTTAGGTATTTGGAAAATAATGGGACCAACCTTAAAGATGTGAGGATTGGTTCTCAAATGTTTTCCTTATATGGAAATCCATCTAACTGGTTTTCGGAAAAATGTATTTCTGATCAAGGAACAGATTTCTCCACTCCAAACACATGGAATCTTTCTATGTGGCCAACTTTTAAAGAGTTGGATTTGATTCAATACACTAAGTATATTCCATTTAATTCTAGAGTGAAAAAACTTCTTGAAAGTGACAGTAGAGATTACTCAAATGCTTTAGGAATTCATTATCGTGGTACGGATAATAGATCTTCTGGTCATACTCAGTATGTAACTGTAGAAAAGTTTTTAGATTCAGCCTTAGAAGAATTTGAAAGAAATAATTACGACTCTATCTTTATTGCTACAGATGAAGTCAATATAATTGAAAGATTTCAAAATATCTTTTTAGAAAAATATAACTTCACTAATATTTTTTACTTTGATCATATTAGAATTGATAGTAATGTAGGTCTTCATTATAGTAATTTTTCTGAGGATGTGAAGATTCTTTTAGGTGATCAAGTTTTAGTAGACGCACATGCATTATCTAAGTGCAAAACTGTTATTGGTAAAACTTCTAATGTTACTAATTATGCCAGGATATTAAATCCTTATCTTGAGATTTTGTATCAAGATTTGGATACAAATGTTATTAATGGTAGATATGTCTCTGGTGGAAATTTTTCTCAAATTAGAACATCTGATATTCAACCATTTATTTTTAACTGGAGAAATCAATTTGAAAAAACATGTGTTTCTGAAGATGCTTTAAAACAGATCTTTGGTGAAGTTACTGTTATTAATAGTGATGAGGAAAATACCAGACCTGGATGGATTGATATTGGTGAAGAGTCTTATTTCACTGCACAATTTGTAAAAGCTTTAGAGTTGTTTAAGGACGATAAAAAAGTTTTAATGCATGTTCAGGGTGATACTTCATACGATAACTATGAACAACTAGTTAAAGATGCTAGAAAGTATTATAGTTCTTATGAATGGGGAGTTTATGCTCCAGATGTGACTAATGTGTGGTATACTCCAGAGAATACTGACATCGAAGGTATTGTTTCTGAAGATCCTGGAATTAAAATGGTTGCTTGTACTGATGAAACAGTATGGTTTATCCACAGAGATGTTATTGAAGATTTTTACAAAAGAAATCTTCAACAAATCATGACCCCAGAAAAAATGAAAATGGGTTGGGGTTGGGATATGGTTATGAATGGCATTTCTTTCTTAATGGGAAGACCAGTCATTAGAGATTATAATCATGAAGTTCAACATGCTATGGGAACAAACTATAGTAAAGAACATGCATCAGTTGAGATGGGTAATCTTTGGAATAGTTTGCCCGAAGATCTAAAAGAATGTATCACTTATATTAAAGGTGATAGAGAAAAACTAGTAAAGTATTTTCAATAATGGACAAAAATAAATCAATAGGTAAATTAAAGGGTTTACCTCATATTCTTTGGTTAAATTTGGATAGAGATACTCATAGACGTGAGTATATGGAAACTCAATTTAACTATTGGGAGATCGAAAACCATACTCGTATTTCTGGATTTGATGGAAGGGATGATGATGTTGCTTTGCATTTGAAGGGAAGATTTCCAGAACAAATGACTCAAAATGAAACAGGATGTGTTTTGTCTCATCTAAAAGCAATTAAGTATTTTTACGAAGAAACTAATCTTCCTTACGTCTTGATTTGTGAAGACGATGTTGATTTTGAGTTAGTTAGGTATTGGGATTTTACCTGGAAAGATTTTTTTTCTAAACTTCCATATGATTGGGACTCTATTCAACTCGCTGTAATTTCTACAGGAGAAATTTATCTTCAACTTCATCACAGGTTTATTAACGACTTTTCTGCTGCAGCTTATTTGATTACTCGTCACCATGCCAAAAAAATTATTACAAATCATGTAAAGGATGATAAGTTTAAACTTGATAATGGTGTAAAACCAAGAGCTGTATCTGAAGATCTTATTTTCGAATCTGGTAAAACTTATACCATTCCACTTTTTCTTTATAGACTTGATCTTGGATCCGCAATTCATCCTGAACACATTGATATTTTTCACAAGAATAGTCACAATGGGTTGTTGAATTTTTGGCAACAGATGGGATCACAAGTTAAGATTAATGATTTGATGGTTTATGATCCATATCTTGGTCGTATTTCTCAAAATGCATCAACAGAGTCTCAACCGACTCAAATGATTGATGAAGTGGTCCAAGCCCCCTTGACATGAACTTGTCACTCATGTATACTAAATAGGTTCTTGAAACTTCATGGTTTCAAAATGTACTTTACTTTAAAAACAAAAACACTATGATTATTCGTTCTTTCATCGCCGCTTCTTCTGTTGCTCTGACTTCTGTTCCTGTTATGGCACAAGTTACTAGTGTAACGCAATTGCGTGATGTGCAACCTACCGAGTGGTCTTATCAAGCAATCTCCAACCTAGTTTCTCGTTATGGATGCGTTGCTGGTTATCCTGATGGAACTTTCCGTCCTGGTCAACCTGCTACTCGTGCTGAACTCGCTTCTCTTACGAACGCTTGTCTTGATCGCATTACTGAGTTTTATACTGCTGCTGACGCACAACTGGCTGCTGCTCTTCGTGCTGAGTTTGCAAAGGAACTGGGTGCTACCAATGCCCGTGTAAGTGCTCTGGAACTTGCTTCTGCTCGTAAGGCTCAAGGTGTTGGTAACTATCTTGGTGCTGGTGTTCTTCTGAACAAACAAGGTGTTGATGGTAATGGTTATACCGAGAACCGTACTATCTCTGGTGCAACTATTCAGGGTCGTTATGCTGTAAAGACTTTTAGTAATCAGAATGCTGTTGCTGTTCGTCCTTATACTAACCTCGTAGGTACTCCTGCTGGTCAGATTGGTGCTGCTGGTGGTGCTCTGATTTCCTATGACTGGAGTCTTTCCCGTTCTGCTTCTGGTGTAAGTCGTGCCAACATCTACACTGGTGTTGGTTATCAGATTCCTTTCGTGAACAACACTGATGCCAACTTCCAATCTGCTGTTGGTGAGAAGGGTCAAGTTGTCCTTGCTCTTGGTATTGAAGGTCGTCTGACCAACTCTCTGGTTGGTTTTGCTGACCTGAAGTTCCCCACCACCAATGCTGCTAATAGCTACGGTGCTACCAACGGAACTTATTCACCTGTGTTCACCACTGGTCTGGGTTTCAAGTTCTGATCTTCTGACATTGGGGGGGTTGACAAAGCCCCCTTTCCCATATATACTAGTGCAACATTTCGTAATAGAACTAAATGACAGTTACAACTAATGATCGTGGTCAACAAAATATGTGGGCCAAAGAACCCACTATGTACTACGAAAATTATGGGATGGACACCCCCAATCAAATAAAGGAAAAGTATAATGGGCGCTGGGCAATGGTCGGTTTTATTTCTGGTCTTGTTTCTTATATGGTCACAGGTAATTTCTTCTTCGGGGTCTTCTAAATGACCGAACTCATTTTCACTGTAACAAGCATTGCTTTCTTTGTATTGCTTGCACATTCTGTAAATCAACTTTCTAAAACATACTGATGGCTTACACTATTACTCTTCAATCTCCTGACGGCACTGAAAATACTTTTGAATGTGCTGAAGATCAATATATCCTGGAGGCTGCTGAAGAAGCAGGTATTGATTTACCTTCCTCTTGTCGTGCTGGTGCTTGCTCTGCTTGTGCTGGTAAAGTTGTTTCTGGTGAGGTTGACAATGAAGATCAAACTTTTCTTGATGATGATCAAATGTCAGAAGGATTCACTCTTCTTTGTGTAGCATATCCTAAGTCTGATTGTGTTATCCTGACTGAACAGGAAGAGAATCTGTGAGTGCTGGGATGCTTGGTCAACTTGGAGTTGCTCTCCAAAGTCTAGATTGGAATGATCTAGAACTCGAAGTTAAAGTTGCAGGTACTTTAAAGAATGACAAGTTTATTGTCATCAAACCTGTTAAAGAAAAATTGGTATCTAATCTAGATCCAAACCTTAAACAAAAACACCCTTATAAAGGAGAAACAAAATGAAATTCGGATTTACTGAAGATGCAGAACGTCTTAATGGTCGTCTTGCAATGATTGGATTTGTAGCTGCTGTTGGTGCATACCTTGCAACTGGGCAAATCATTCCTGGTGTCTGGTAATAAATTTTAGGGGAGGGCAACCTCCCCTTTTTTAATAAATATTTTTTTTATAGAAATAACATGATTGGACCAAAAAAGAGACCGCAAGATTTTGGATTTAAACAAGGTGATACCCATATCATAGTTAATGATATTTCAGAGACTGCGAAAGCATATGATTTTTCTGGAAAACTTCTATGGGAACTTCCTGCATTAGCTAGGGGTCAGGGTAGTGATTTTGAATTTAAATTCACTAATACTGACACTCCTCCAGGTCTTTATAAGATTGGAACAATCTATAAAGATTATGAAAGAGATTCTACGCCACCATATTCTAGAGATGTAATGGCTTTTGGTTGGTATAGTTTTGATCTTGTTGAACTTGAGTCGCAAGAAAGCAAGTATGGTCGTGGAGGTATTATGATTCATGGTGGAGGTTCTGCCTGTGGTTGGCCAGGTGCGTGGCATCCTATGCAACCACTCTATTCAACTCATGGTTGTGTGAGAATGCACAACAAACACCTTAAAGATCATGTTCTTCCATTGACTAAAACTGGTACAGTCTACGTTTCTGTCTATCAGGAAGGTTGAATATGACTATTAAATTTATTGATGCTGCTGAACATCATAAAGGTTTGCCTCATCAAAATGATGCCTGGGCATTTCTTCAGGCATCAGTTCATAAAGAAATACTTGATGAGTTTGCTAGAAGATATCGTAATGAGAAAGTAGAACCAACATTGGAGGGTCTTCCAATTCCAGGTGTAGAACTAATTAAAGAATTTGAAGGTTGTCATTTAAGAGCATACTATGACCCTCTTACTGGTGGATTGCCTATTACAATTGGATGGGGTTCTACCAGAAGAAAAGATGGTTCTAGGTTTATGATTGGAAATACCATCACTCAAGATGAGGCAGATGACCTTCTTTATTATCAATTAAGAAGAGAGTTTCTTCCTGCACTACAAAAAATACCTTACTGGAGTGAGATGAATGACAACCAAAGAGGGGCTTTACTTTCTTTTGCATATAATCTTGGTGCAGGTTTTTATGGTGCTTCTAACTTCAATACTATTACAAGGGTCTTGAAGAACAAGGAATGGGATAAAGTTCCTGATGCCTTGTATCTTTACAGAAATCCTGGTACTAATGTTGAGGCAGGACTAGCAAGAAGAAGAAAAGCAGAAGGGAACTTGTTTAAACTATAAATAACTATAAATAACTAAAAAGTATTCATAAAA